TGAAAGAAAGTGAAGTGCAACAAGCACAGGTGGTACTGGCTGCTCAGGATATGGTAGACAAGATGCAAGGAATGTTGGAAGACGTCTCAGAACTACAGTTCAAAGAATTACCAGCTCTGGTAGATTCTATAAAAAACCAAGTTGGTATTGATCAAGCCACTCAATTCAACACTGATGCTACCGCAGCTCTCACTGGCCTCATGCAAAATCTACAGGGTGCCAAACAACAGCTTGACCAAGCACTGGGAGTGGTCACAGGCCAACAGCCAGCTGCTGTGCCTGGCATGGATGCCGGTGCAGACATGGCCGCAGCCGGTGCAGACATGGCCGCAGGCGCACAGGCCGCAGATGCTGGCATGGATGATTTGGATGCCTCTGCTGCGGATGCTGCCGCTGACATAGCACCGCCGCCAGCTGAAAATGAACCGGCTCCTGCTGCTGCTTTAGGTCGCGCTCGTAGATAATGCGTATAGATGAAGTTGACACTGGACAAGTCAACACTGATCCAAACAAACTTTTGGGTCTGGTAAGATTTCTGTCCGGAAGAGCTGATGATACCAATGCTCAAAAACAGATCAGTCGTGATGCATTTATATCCGCTGCTCGCGGGCTTGGTATCATGGTCACTCCAGACAATCTTCCTGAGCTGATCGCAGCCAAACCATTGAGCAACGTATTAGAACCTCTAGATCCTCAGTCTGACCAGATAGCTTTCAAAGGCGCAGACATTGGTCCAAATCAAATGTCTGTGCCGCAAGCACAGCAAGTAGTGGCTCAGGCAGCCAAGTCGGCCATGCAGCGCCGTAAATAATCCGAACATCTCAATCCTTGCTTTTTGGCAATAAGTATATTATACTGATGGTGGAGGTATCTATGAAATCACTTCTGGCAATTGTGTTGATGGCAATCTCAACTGTGTCATGGGCCGGTGGTCCACATGGTCACCGGCATTACCACGGGCACGGTCACAATCATTGGAACTGGGTGGCTCCAGCCATTGTGGGCGGAGCTGTGATCTATGGGTTGAGTCGACCTGCACCACCACCGGTCTACTACATTCAACAACCATCTGTTTTGCCCCCACCGCCTTACGGCTACACCTATGTGCAGTTGTTGGATGCCAATTGCAACTGTTATAGATGGGTATTGATTCCGGGTTGATGTTATGAAGCATTGGAAAGCATATATCAAAGTAGTTGAGTCCAATACTCAATCGAGGCAATATGTGGCCACCGTGGCTGCACAAACTGAATACGATGCTGCCAACAAGTTGCGCGAACAACATGGACAAAATTGCATTATTGGATGGATAAAGGAGACCAGACTAAATGGCTTACAGTCAATTGGTTATTGATCATTATGAAAACCCACGTAACGTGGGCAGTTTTGACAAAACAGATGAAAGCGTGGGCACAGGCATGGTAGGAGCTCCGGCCTGCGGAGACGTTATGAAATTGCAAATCAAAGTGGACAGTGAAACCGGGGTGATCACAGATGCAAAATTCAAGACCTATGGCTGCGGCTCGGCGATCGCAAGTTCATCACTCGTTACGGAATGGGTCAAGGGTAAGACGTTGGACCAGGCGGGATCTATCAAGAATACTGAAATCGCCGAACATCTTGCACTCCCCCCAGTTAAAATACATTGCTCGATTCTTGCTGAAGACGCGATCAAGGCTGCTGTAGCAGATTATCGTAAGAAACATGCTGCGTCAAGTTAAGATTTATCCAGGCGGTGTACAAGACATTATAAACTTGCCTTTTTGGATCCCGGTCACTCAGTGTGATACTGCTGATGAACTTTGGATTGATTTTCATTTGGTAAATCCGCAAGAATCAAACCTAGATTGGTCATTGATTAGAGCAGCTCAAAAAGTTGTAATCTACGATATTTTTCATGCTTGTCCCAGACTCTCTGCTTACAATAATTGGGTTAGAAAGATAGCTGATTGCAAACCCTTGATTTGGATTACCACAAATCCTATGCCAATGCTCGGAGTGAGAACGGTTCATTTTGATTACTATTGGAATAGGACTAAAAGGGCCTTTCAAGATAAACAATTGACACACAAACTATGGGCTATTGAAAATTACGAAATTTATCCTATTCACAGTTTTCCGAGATCTAGGAAATTTCTTACCTATCATTACGCACTGAACCATTATAGAGATAGATTACATCAAGTTGTAAAAATGTATACGGGCTATGTGAATGATCCAAGATCTAATAATTGGTTAGAGCCTAATGTTACTCAAATCAGAAACCAAGCATGGCATGCACATAATGTTGCTCCTCCAGCTAGGTCATATTTTGATAACTCTTATGTGACTTGTCTCGTTGAATCGCAATGCGAAGGAAGTAATTTTACCGTGAGCGAAAAAACCTACGATCATCTAATTCAAGGACGGTGTGTGTTGAATTTTGCACCAGCAGGATTTTATGATTATCTCGCAAAGCAAGGATGGGCATTACCCGGAGGTATTGATTGGTCTTGGAATCTCATTGAAGACGACGAGGAACGTTTTCTCAGCTATTTGCAAGAAGTAACTAAATTACTAGATCTAAATTTAGAAGATTTACACAAATGGTTTATGAGCAACATGCTCTGTTGGCAGCACAATCAAAATATGTTGGAAAACAAACCCTATGATATCATTGACACCACAGGCCTCTGGTAAAATTCGACAAATGCTACAACGTCGAGGCCACGGCGAGGGTATAAAAGTCGGAGTGAAAACCACAGGTTGCTCTGGCCTTGCTTATGTGTTAGAATATGTAGATAAACCTCGACCTGAAGATCAATGCATTGAATATGATCAATGCAAGTTATTTGTTGATCCCAAAAGCAGTGTGTATCTACAAGGCATGACCATAGACTATGTGCGCAACGGACTCAACGAAGGATTTGAATTTCAAAATCCCAATGAACGCGATCGATGTGGATGCGGAGAAAGTTTCAGAGTATAGAATGTACAATCCAAAATTCAACTACAAACCAATTCCACGTGTGGTAGTGCAGGGCAAACGCTTTTACGCCACCCCGGATGGCAACCGATTGCCCAGTGTCACAACCATTCTAGACCGCACCAAGCCAGAAGAAAAAAAGCAAGCCCTGGAACAATGGCGAAGAAACGTGGGCCATGAACGTGCGCAACAAATTACCACCGAAGCTGCCAATCGAGGCACACGCATGCACACGTACTTAGAGAAGTATATCAAAGAAGGTGCCATGCCTCCACGAGGCTCAAACCCGTTTGGTTGGCCCAGCTATGTCATGGCCCAAGAAGTTGTTGCCAAAGGATTGGTCAATGTGTCAGAATTTTGGGGCATAGAAGTACCGTTGTATTTTCCCAATGTGTATGCAGGTACCACAGACGGTGCAGGCATCCATCTCAACGATGAATCTATTCTAGACTACAAACAAACCAACAAACCCAAGCGCAGAGAGTGGATTGAAGACTACTTCATGCAGCTAGCAGCTTACGCAGAGGCACACAACGAATTACACGGAACCAAAATTCGCAAAGGCGTAATTTTGATGTGTGTCAAACCTGACCTTGATGCCCAACACAACATCGTGGGCCAGCCCAAATATCAAGAATTTGTACTGGAAGGCGCAGAATTTGAAAAATATCGTACAGCCTGGTGGAAAAGAGTTGAGCACTATTACATGCTAAATATGTGATACGTCAAGGACTATCACTGTGGCAATTGTACAAATATCAAGAATCACCCAACGCAAAGGTCTAGAAGAAGACTTACCTCAGCCTTTGGCCGGAGCAGAACTTGGCTGGGCCATTGATCAGCGGCGATTGTTTATTGGCAATGGAGAACTGGAAGAAGGAGCTCCAACCGTAGGTAATACAGAAATTCTTACTGAATATTCTGATATCTTGGCACTGGCTGCGACCTACACTTATCAAGGGGCCGCAGCCGGATATGTGGTACAAACCGGCCCCACTGCCGGCAACCCAGTTTCTTTGAATCTACAGTCTTGGTTGGACCAATGGGCAACTGTAAAAGATTTTGGAGCCACAGGTGACGGTGTCACTGATGACACTGACGCTATCAACCGCGCACTGTTTCAATTGTACTGCAGACAATCAAATACTCAAATTAGACGAAAATTGTTTTTTCCTGCAGGCACCTACAAAATATCTG